GCCATTACTTGCGCACCTGCAGCTCGAAGCCAACCGCCAGGCCGGCGTAGTTCCATGGGCCGACGGCAATCACGGTGTAGGTGGTCCCGTCGAACTTGATACGGTCGTTGCTCAGTGGGATCGGCATATCCGCCCCAGTAAGCTGCACCGGCGACACCAGCAACTTGACGTCGCCACGCACGATCAGTGTGCCGTCGATGTACTTGTTGTCGTATTCCTCTCGGAAGCCGGAGCCGTTCACGACCAGTTCGCTGGGTGCAGGTGGTGCATCCGGGTCGTATTCGCCCAGTGTCTCGCGGCGCAGGACCAGTTCCAGCCCCTTCCCGCCCTTGCTGCGCGGCGCAAGCATCCGAGTGGCCAGGGCCTTCGCACGGTCATAGATATCTGGCATCACTTGCGCCTTATTTTGTAGATGGCCGAGCATCGGCAGTTGGCACGCTCACTCCACCCCGCTCCGAGGCTTGTGTCACCTGGGTAACGAAGCAGCGCCCCGGTTGGGCTCTGGAATGGCTGATCCTTCTGCACCTCTTGACCGCCCATCACGGAGTGCGTGTGGCGGACCTTCTTATCGCCTCGGTCGCGCCAGGTCTTCGTGACCGAATCGCGATCCAGGCCCTGCGCAATGAGCTGCTCGTAAACCTGGTCACGACCGGCACCGAACGACTCCAGCGCCTCAGCCTTGGACAGCATCTCGGCATATGTCTTCATCAGGCGATCAGCGTAGCGACCAGCGATCTTGTCCACGTCAGCCTGAGCAACGGGTGTACCTGCCTTGATGGCGCGGTTCACGATCCCGTCGAAACGGCGGTCCCGGCGCTTGCGCTGCAAGTACTTGCGCATTTCGTCGGGATTTCCGCCCAGCAGCTGCCCACGGGCGTTGAGGACGTACTGGGCATAATTACCGGGCAGACCGATAACACCACCGGAACGAGCCCCGGTCTGAGCGCTCACGCGCCCCAACAGGTCAAGTGCCGCCTGGCGAGGCGTGCGAACCATTGGCGTAGCGCTGACTTCGACCTGCGCCGAAACAGGCTGTGCGCTGGCCCAACCGACAACACGACGGCGACTTCCGATCACTTCGCGAATAGCTGCTCGCACATCAATGGCCGAGTTCGCGCGGATCTCTTCCGCTTTGGCGGCCACCCACTTTTCGGCAGCGGGTTGGCGGACATCGAATTCGAAACGCCCAAGATCACGCGGAATAATGATTGCCTTGACCTCGAACCTGGCTCCGGCAATGAAAACCGACCTGGCCAGCTCAAGGAACACCGACAGCGCGCCCAGGCTGAGCAGCGCCACCAGGCCCTCTTCATCCTCTTCAGCGATCAGGCGCTCGACTTCTGCAACCGTTGCCGCGCCGACCACCGCTTTGACCTGCTCCAGATAGGCCCGCTGCATCGCAGGCTCCATTCCTTCGATGGCCTGGATGATCTGCGCCGGGGTCATACCGTAAACACCGCAGGCAGCGTGTAGCGAGCCACCAGCACAGGGGCAATCATCTCGTCGATGATGCTGATCACCGGACGGACAGAGCCTGCGGCGTCTGCACCCACCGACACGGCGAATTCAGCTTCCAGCGGGCCGACCTTCTCGCGCTTGACCATTGAGGCGGACACGAAGTCAGGGCTGAGGCTGCCAGGCTCCACAAGCTCTCGCAGCGCGGCTTCGTACGTGGCCTGCTCAACCTCCACGGGCACCTGGTCAGTGGGAATCGGGTTGCCCTCATAGTCATAGGCGCCTGTGCGCGGCCATTCCCTGGCTTGCCCTCTGCCCTCGGTCTTCACGCCGGGGAACAATGACTGCCACACACCAGAAGCCAACAGCTTCCGGTAGCGACCGTCGATGTAGACCGATGCCCGGATCAGTGCGGCTTGCTTCGCCACTTCATCGCCGGCCCAGGCGGTATTCGCGCGCGCAGCGTGATAGGCGTCGGCGGCTGCGACGGTTCCGTAAAAGTCAGGCATCGGATTGTCTCGAATAGGTGGAGCGGCGAACCGCTCCGGGGTTTTACTTCTTGTCGTTGTCAGCTTTCTTGGACTCGCCGACGGCAAGGAAGTCCAGGCGCTTGGCACCCTTCAACCCTGCCTCGGTGAATTCCACATCGACGGAATCGCCTGGCGCGATGTATTGAACGCCAGACTTCGTATGCACGCCCTGCAGCGCCTTCGAGTTGTTGGTCACTTTCATGTCGACCTCCTATCAGGATACTGGTGGGGTGATTTCGTCGAGGTACGCCACGGCGCCCGGCAGACGAATCTCGGTACCGCCGGTACGGGCGATGATCCCAGTTTCGAAGCCCATGATGGACTTCTGGCGCGGTGCCAGGACGCGGCGCGGCATCGGCAGGTGGAAGCGAACCACTTCTGGGTCCTTGCGATACGCAACCAGGCGGCCGCCGCCGTCAGCGGAAGCGTTGCGGGCCTCGCGCAGGGGCGCAATGTCCAGAGGCAGGCCGGTTTCGGCGGTGTAGATGTTGTTCTTACGAACGTACTCCAGCACGGTGATCATGCCGTCGCCTACGCCCAAGCGAGCCGTTGCGATGTAGCGGAATGCATCAGGTGGCAGGCGCAGCGTGTCAGCCCACTCGACTTCGCCGGTGTTGGTTCGGATCGAGCCAAGCACGCCGTTGATGTCTGCCATGATCTGATCGACAGTTTTGGCGGACCAGAAGGTTGAACTGCCGGTTCCGGTGGCGGCAGCATCCACGCGGGACACGTTGCCGTCGTTCAGCAGGCCCGTCCAGCGCTTCTCGGTGCTACCGACGAAAGCGATGCTGTTCAGCAGGCGCTCCACCTTGTCGGCGGCCGAATCGGCCTTGGTGCCGCTCAGGTTGATACCGTACAGCTGGGCCTGGTTCACTTCTTCCAGGTTCCATTCCCAACCGGAGCCGATCATGGCGAAGTCGTGCGATGCCTGGTCGTGGGTGGCCGAGTTGAAGGGCATGTCAGTGCCGGAACCCGACAGGAACTTCGCCTCACCAGCGGTATCGACGGTGAAGAAGGTGGTACCGATGGCCCACGGGGCGCCCTCGGTCACTACCGGGATGCTTGCACCGTAGTTGAACGCCGGGTAGCGGCGCGTGTAGATGCGGGTCTCGATGTTCCGGCCCTGGGCCAGAACGAACGGGAACGCCGACTGCGCGTCTTCGAAAACTTGAGGCATGTTAAGCGCTCCGATGTTTGAGGGAGATTTCGACGATGTCGCCGTTCGCACCGGTGGTGTCGAAGAAGGCGCCCGGGATCAGCACAGCGCCGGCCGCGGCAGTCGTCACGTAGCGATTGGTGGCGGCGACGTAGTACACGTCATCGCCCGGCACTACAGCGGCGCCGGCGGTGACGTACATCTGACCATCGGTCATGAAGGCGCCGGTGAAGTCCTGCGGGTAGCCGTCCACCAGCGTCGAGCCAGTAGCAACTGGCGGGACAGCAGCAGTGAGCACGGCCAAGCCGAGGAACAGAGTGCCGGTGGCAGCGATCTTGTGGTCGTTGCCTGCGCCCGCCACGCGGAAGCCTGGCGCGCCGAAGACAATGCCCTCGGCGTTCGAGACGGTGCGACTGATCTTGTTGCACTTCTCTTCGTTGGCGACCAGGCCGGGCACGCCCTTGGCTGGAGCGTTGGTGTACGTGGTTTGGTAAGTAGCCATGGTGTGCTCCTTATGCCTTCGGCAGGTGGGCGGTTTGCATGTCCGAAATCATCTTCAGGCGTGCTTTTTCCGATTCGTCGCCGACGGTCTTGCCGTCCTGCTGAATCATGTGCTTGCGGAAGGGGTCAGCGGCCGGGTCTTTCGCGGCGTCTTCCACCAGGATCTCGAAGCGCGCATCGATGTAGGCGTCGGCCTTACCAGCCACTGCAGCGTCACCCAGCTTGGCGATGACCACGGCCTTGCGGATCTCGGCATCGGTCTTGCCGGTGTAGTCGGCGTCGGCGATGGTTTTGGCCTTGGTGAGCAGGTCAGCACGTGCGGTGACGCGCTTGTCGATGTCGGCATCGCTGATCACAGCTGCTTTCAGCTTGGTGATCTCATCGTCCTTCTTGGCCAGTTCACCATCCTTCAGCGCGATCGCAGTAGCGTGCGCGTCGGTCAGGGTCTTGGTGGCGGTGGCAGCATCGGCAAGCTTGGTGTTCAGCTTCTCGATGGCCTGGGCGCCTTGCTCGGTGACATCAATGGAGATGCCATCGACAAGGAGTTTTCGCAGTGCATCAGCCATGTCATGGCCTCCTTTGGGGGTGTCTGGTTTGTGGTCACCGATGCGAAGATCGATGCCGCCCCGAGCGCGATGCTCAAGGCTGAGGTGGTTCATTTTCATGGGCCCGAGGTAGCAGTCGTACTGCTCGCCGTCGACGGTTACGCCATCCTGGAACACGACTTCGGCGCCGTAGCCCATGGAGAGCTCACGCTTTCCTGACTCGTAGTCAGCAATGGCCTTGGCATCCATCAGCACCAACGGCACCTTGACGAACTGCCCGTCGCGCACCACTTCGCCACCGGTTTGGCCGATCGCGACGTCCTTCCAGTTCTTCGAGTTGACGCCATCGCCACCCGGGTGGCCGTTGGTCATGGGCCGATATGCGTAGGAGTGCATGGCGTCGGCGTGGAACACCGCGCTTTCGGGTCGGTAGACGCGAACGATTGGCTTATCGCGCAGACCGTGTTCGTTGTCAGGGTCAATCTCGGTGCCCAGGTAGTCCTGGATACCGGTGCGTGCGACCCGTGCTTCGGCTACCAGGTAACCGTCCTCGGTGCGCCGCACGCCCGTGATTGGCACGGAGTCGGTAAAGATCATGGGATGATTTCCTCAGGGTCTGGTTTTTCGGCAACGGTCGAGAGCGGGAGATCATCGTCGCCCTCTTCGTCCGGAAGCTCGGCCCCGAACTGGTCGATGGCCGCTTCCAGCCCAGGCATCACGCTCAGTTCCACCAGCAGGTTCACCGAGGCAGCAGAAAGGGCGTCCTCGGGAAACAGGGCCGAATCCTTCAGCGCCTTGATGGTGTCCGCCGTGGTCTTGCCGATGTCAGCCCGCTCTTTGGCAGTGGCCTGCCACAGCGGCGCCCATGAGTAGTGGATCTCACTGGGCCGACTGCCCAGAGCCGAACGGATCAGGCACTCATCCAGCACGCTCATGGCTGGCTTGATCTCCAGCTTCTGGCGTGATGCGACGTTGTCGTAGTAGTTGCGGGTGTTCTCTTCGCCATTCGCGCCCAGGCCGGTGGAGGATTGGCCGAACATGCGGGTGCCAGGGATATCGAACGCCCCGGACACGCCCTGCTCCGTCTTGGCGATGACCTCAGGCAGATTGCCGAAGCTGGCAGACTTTGAGCTGTGGGTCTCGGCGCCATCGAGGATCAGCGTGCCGTTGATGCCCTTTGCGGTAGCAGCCAGACGCAGGCGCTCCAGCAGCAAGCGCTCGTAGTTCTTGTCCTGCATGCTGGACATGAGGTTCGGGATATTGATGACGTCGATCTTGGCCTCGTAGACCAGGCTGACCACGTTGGCCACTGTCTCGTCGTAGTGACGCACTGCGGGCATAGCGGCCAGAAGCACAGAGTCGCCCCAGCCGAAACCGGTGCCCACCGCCAACTCAGGGTCGGGGTGAGCAGCGCCGATGAAGATCACCAGGCGCGACGGGTGGATCTCAACCACGCTACCAGGCAGGCGGTAGGCTTTTGGCTTTCCAAAGCGCGGGCTCTGCGGGTCTTGCTCGATCTCGGTTGCGCTCAGCTGCCGGCGGGTCATGACAGTGAGGTACTTCACGCCTCCCTGCTTTACTCGCTCAGGGTTGAGCTCGGACGCCGTATCGCGCTCACCGGTGCCGATGAACACAGCAGCACCACCGAACAGGCGGGCCTTCAATAGGGCCTCAAGGATCTTGCCCTTGACGTTCAGGCGGTCCTCTTCGGCCTCGATCAGCTCAATCTGCTCCTTGTCGGCCTGCCAGTTGCGCCAGTTACGACATGCGTCCACCGCAGGGATGGTCACACCCTTCTGGGCCGTCCACGAACCACGAAAGGCGTTCAGCAGCTGCTGGTCGTCCATCTCCGGCACGGCATAGTGCGAGTGGGATGCCTTGTCGCGCGCAGTACCCAGTCCTGCGACCAGGTTCTGCAGGCTGTCTTTCAGGTAGCTGAATGCGCTCATGAGTTGCTCACGTTTGCGAGTGTGTAGCTGCCCGCAATCGGGAAGCGCTGGACAATGAAGTAGCCGAGTGCGTCGACCGGGTCTTCAGTGCCGTCCTTGTTGGGTTCGCCGTTTTCGGTGTATGCCTGCTGCTCCAGCACCTGTGTGGTCACTGGGCAGTTGTCGGTGTTCACCAGGTAGCGGCGCTTATGGTCGATATTCAGGAACATGGCATTCACTGCCAGCACCCGATCGCGCACCATGGGGTTGGATGGATTAACCATCACCATGAAGCCGGCGGCGCGGAGCAGGCTGTGGTCCGACTCGCTGCCGTTCACGCTCTTGCGGTTCTTGCCGCTGGCATCCGGATAGACAGTGATGCTGTGCCCTGGGAAGCGGCGCTTCAGTTCAACGATAATCGCCGGCGTGTCGAACAGGCTTGTGGCCTCTTCCAGCAGCATGGGCAGTCCGTCACGGATGACATGGATCGTTGCGGCCATCCGGTTGATGTTGAAGTCCATGCCGACGTGCAGCTGCTCGCCTGGGCGAATAGTCGCGTCGGTGTGGTTCTGCTTGCGGCAGAAGCTCGGGTAAACGCTGCCCGATGTCAGGTTGACGAAGAGGCCGTCGATGTACGCGTCCACCAGGTTCGCCGGGTAGGACTCGCGCAGCGACTTGATATAGTCCTTCGGCAGGTTCTTCGCGTTCTGCCGCGTCGAGGCGTGCACGATGCCGTACAGCGGGCGCTGGCTCGGATTGGATGCAAGCTCCTTGACGAACTTGCGGTACACCCAGTTGAAGCCCTCCGGCGTCGTGGTTACGTCGATGGTGTTCATGTCGCGGCCAGGCCACACAGTGGACATCCGCGCGATGATCTTCTTCCAGGCGCTGTCGGCCTTCTTGATCGGCATGCAGTCGATCTCGTCGACAAGCGCATGCGCAATGTTGAAGCCCACGATGCGGTGCGGGTGCTCCATACTCTTGCAGACGATGGTCGATAGGCACCGGCCCCGGTTGTCACGCAGATACACGCGCTTCTTGCTCGGCACGATATCTGCAAAAAGGCCGAACGCCTCAGCAACCACCGGCATAGTGTCGTAGAAGATGTCCGCGATCTGCGGATAGGTCGGTGCGAAGTAGCCCTGAGGGATGCCGGGGTTCTCCAGCGCGTTGATGCAGAGCCGCACACAGCCCACGAAAGTCTT